GGCTAACTCGGTATGAATATTCCCACTAAACATATCGCCACCTAAGATAAAGACAATGCCGGGGTACTTAGGGGTTTTAAGATGATTAAAGCAAAGATCGATAGCCGTCTCAATCATTGCCCTAGCGCGTTGCTGAGCGATCTCTAAATTGTATTCATTGACTCCACCGATCTGCTTAGGATCGACATTCTCCGCCCAGTGCCAGTCAGAGGCAAAAAGGCTTGGGACTCCAGTAATGTCATTTTTAGGCGCACGTAATAACCAGTTAGGCACATCCAAATTAGAATCGACTAACTTGATAATTTTCTTTTTGACAAACTCAGAAGAAAGCGTTTCTTGCTCCTGAGATTTCATGGCTGTCTCTAATGCACGAATCTTAGCCTTGGCCTCTGAAAGCTGCTGAAATGCATCGGCATCTTTATCAATCGTGATTTTCTTATGGTTTGGCACAAAACCTCTTTTTTCAGCCTCCATCAAGCGCATGCCGTAAGTTGATGCAGCCAACTTCAAGGCATCAGCGGCTTTTCTTTTAATGCCAAATTTATGAAAAGCATCAACTACATCTTGAAGCTCTTTATCCGTTAATCGAGATGCCATATACAGTTTTCCTTATTGAGAGGCTGATTTGAGGGATTCAATTTGATCGGCTACTTGGCGGTACTTTCCGTGGTTTTCAACAATGGTGGAGAGTACGGAAGCAAGGTCAACGGGGGAGCGGAGATAATCAGTGCTGGATGGCGTTGAACAGCCGAATAAAACCATAGCTGACATAGCAGCTGTTACCACCCATCCCAAAAGACGAGTTGGTATAGATAGCTTTGACTTGTGATTGATAGTTTGCATTTTTGTTTTGCTCTTCCTGAATGAGTTTGAATAACTGGGATACGGCAAGATTGTTTTTTGCTTGTTGCGCAGATAAGGCTTTTTCGTAGTTTTGCTTGCGGATTAATTCATCTTTACTAATCTTGGCTTCGTAATAATTCGTGCGATAACTAGAGCCAAAATAAAATCCACCTGAAGCCGATAGCACGCTAGCAATCAATACGGCTATTACTGCGCTGGGGATAGCGCTAAAAATATTTAATGGGTTCATAAAACTCCTTGTAAACACACTTGCATTTCAGAATTGCGTCTTTTAGTAAGCCCAGGTAAAGAAACCAGCATTCCCGCTACTGAGGCCTTATCCCATCTTGGCAATTGCTCACAAGCCTCTTTAATGCGTCCAGTTGCAAGCAAACGGGCTGCAGTGCTCTTTTTCTGATTGCAGGCTATGGTTGGACCCATATTGAAAACAGCATCTGTCATCGCTGAGATATTGATCACACTCGGCTATGGAATATTGCTTTTTAGGGTCAATATCGGGCCCGGTATGCCCCCTGCAAACAGTCAAAATTCCGGGCGGGTCGTAATAAGCCCATTGCCGAAGCCCCTCCGCTGGGATAGCCAATGCGGTAGCAATCGCAGTTGCAGCTGCGATTCTTTTCTGACTATCGTTCATACGTTTTTTTGAGCTACCAGGCGACTAATAAACCCAGCGGAGGCGAAGAATCCTGAAGCTAAGGCAAACATGCCAGGGCTTAGGTAAGACGATCCTAGGAGGCTATTAAAGACCTCCGCAAAGGAAAACAACGCAGCAAGTATGGCAAAGCGGATAGACCATGCTTGTTTAAGAATGGTTTTCCAGTTTGGATACAGTTTGAGCCCCATGATTAGGATTTCATCCCTACTGAGGCTTTGACACCATGCCAAAGTGCAAATAGCATGCCGCCAACTAATCCCGCCACAATGACAAATGAGCCATGGTCAGACATTTTTCTGAGTTTTCTGCCAAAGCGCAGGTCCTCCCTAAACTCTTCAACAGAT